TTTAATAACAAACAAAAAAATGTAACTTATCATTTGTGTTCTGGAGAAGCAGACTTGTTAGACCAGTTTATTTTCTGGTGGGAAAACTATTCTCCAGAAGTTATTACTGGTTGGAACTGTGATTTGTATGATATTCCATACATCTATGGAAGGATGTGTAGAATTATTGGTGAGAAAGTTGCTAAACAACTTTCTCCTTGGGGAATTGTCACAGAAAATGAGGTCTTCATAAAAGGTAGGACTCATAGTAGATATGATATTGCTGGGGTAACTATTCTTGACTATCTTGAACTTTATAAGAAATTTACATATAAAGCACAAGAATCATATCGTCTGGACCACATTGCTGATGTAGAGCTTGGTCAGAAAAAACTTGACCACTCTGAGTTTGATACTTTTAAAGAGTTTTATACCAAAGGTTGGCAGAAGTTTGTTGAATACAACATCGTTGACGTGGAACTTGTTGACCGTTTGGAAGACAAGATGAAACTGATTGAGTTGGCAATTACTATGGCTTATGATGCTAAAGTAAATTATAATGATGTATTCTTTCAGGTAAGGACTTGGGATTCTATTATCTACAATTATTTGAAGGAACGAAATATTGTTATTCCTTTCAAAAAAGAAACTAAAAAAGATGCTAAGTTTGCTGGTGCTTATGTAAAAGAACCTATTCCTGGAAAGTATGATTGGGTTGTGTCTTTTGACCTCAACTCCCTATATCCACACCTTCTGATGATGTATAACATCAGTCCAGAAACTTATGTTGGTATGAAACATCCAACAGCAACTGTTGATAGGATTTTGCAACAATCTATAGATTTTTCTGATTACAAAGACTATGCAGTTTGTGCTAATGGTGCAATGTATAGAAAGGATATTAAAGGATTTCTTCCAGAGTTGATGGAAAAGATGTACAGTGATCGTGTCATCTATAAAAAGAAGATGCTTGTTGCTAAACAACAGTATGAAAAAACTCCTACTAAAGAGTTGGAAAAGGAAATTGCCAGATGTAATAACATTCAGATGGCAAAGAAGATTTCTCTAAACTCTGCTTATGGTGCTGTGGGCAATGAATACTTTAGATACTTCAAGTTGGAAAATGCAGAAGCAGTTACACTTTCTGGTCAAGTTTCAATTAGATGGATTGAAAATAAACTTAATGAATATCTGAACAAACTTCTCAAAACTGATGAGGTAGATTATGTTATTGCTGTGGATACTGATTCCGTGTATCTTAATATGGGTCCTTTGGTTGAAATTATATTCAAGGGACGAGAGAAAACTACTGAAAGCATTGTCACGTTCCTTGATAAGATCTGTCAGGTGGAACTTGAAAAGTATATTGAAGGTTGCTACCAAGAACTGGCGAACTATGTAAATGCCTATGAACAGAAGATGCAGATGAAGCGTGAGAACATTGCTGATCGTGGAATCTGGACTGCCAAGAAAAGATACATTCTCAATGTCTGGGATAGTGAAGGTGTTAGATATGAAACTCCTAAACTGAAGATGATGGGTATTGAGGCAGTTAAATCTTCAACTCCTGCTCCTTGTAGGGTGAAAATTAAAGAAGCACTCAATATCATTATGACTAAGACTGAAGATGAGTTGATTGATTTTGTGAGTAATTTTAAGAAAGAGTTTTCTAATCTTAATCCAGAGGACATTGCTTTTCCCAGATCAGTTAATGAACTTCTTAAGTATAAGTCAAATCAAACAATTTATAGTAAAGGAACCCCTATTCACACCAGAGGAGCTTTGTTGTATAATCACTATATCAAAGATAAAAGTTTGGACTCAAAATATCCATTGATTAACAATGGTGAAAAAATCAAGTTCATTTTTCTAAAGAAGGCAAACCCAATTAGAGAAAATGTAATCTCATTCATTCAACAGTTTCCCAAGGAACTTGGATTAGTCAAATATGTAGATTATGATTTACAATTTGAAAAGAGTTTTATTGAGCCACTCAAAAGCATTCTAAACTGTATTGGTTGGAATGTAGAAAAAACAACAACATTAGATTCACTTTTTGCATAACTATGGACTTTCTTAAAGATATCGTAAAGGAAATTGGTGGAGAATACACACAACTGGCAGCAGACATTGATGAAACTGAAACATATGTGGACACAGGTAGTTACATATTCAATGCTCTTGTGTCTGGGAGTATCAATGGTGGTGTATCTGGTAACAAAATCACTGCAATTGCAGGTGAAAGTTCTACTGGAAAAACATTCTTCTCTCTTGCAGTTGTCAAGCATTTTCTTGATAATAATACTAATGGATATTGTCTGTATTTTGATACTGAAGCTGCAATAACAAAATCCATGCTTGAAAGTAGAGGATTGGATACCAGTAGAATTGTAGTTGTTAATGTTGTTACTATTGAAGAGTTTAGGTCAAAGGCACTTAAAGCAGTTGATTTGTATCTCAAACGAAAAGAAGGAGAACGTAAACCTTGTATGTTTGTTCTTGATTCTCTTGGTATGCTTTCTACAGAAAAGGAAATTCAAGATGCTTTAGATGATAAGCAAGTTCGTGACATGACTAAATCGCAACTTATCAAAGGTGCATTTAGAATGTTGACTCTTAAATTGGGACAAGCAAAGATTCCTATGATTGTAACTAATCACACTTATGATGTTGTTGGTTCATATGTACCAACTAAAGAAATGAGTGGTGGTTCTGGTCTCAAGTATGCAGCATCTACAATCATCTATCTTTCCAAAAAGAAAGAAAAGGATGGTACTGAAGTAGTTGGTAATATCATCAAGGCAACAACCCACAAATCAAGGTTGAGCAAAGAAAATAAAACAGTAGAAATTCGTCTTTATTATGATGAGAGGGGATTGGATAAGTATTATGGTCTTTTAGATTTGGCTGAAAAATATGAAATCTTCAAGAAGGTGGGAACTCGTTATGATGTGGGAAATGGTATTACTCAATTTGGAAAAACTATTATGGAATCTCCACAGAAATACTTTACGCCAGAAATCCTCCAAGCACTTGATGAAGTAGCAAAAAAAGAATTTTCTTATGGTTGATTTGAATGGATAGTATTGAAGTTACAATTTTAAGAAATTTACTTTTTAATAATGAATATTGCAGAAAGGTTTTACCTTTTATTAAATTAGATTATTTTGAGAACTTTCATGAGAAAGTTCTCTTTGATGAAATGAGTAAGTTTATCACTACATATGACAGTCTTGCTACCAAAGAAGTTCTCTTGATTGAGGCAGAAAAAAGAACTGATATTAGTGAAGATACTTATAAAACAATCTGTGAATATGTTTCTAATCTTGATGATTCCCCAGCAGAACTCAACTGGTTGATTGACACTACAGAAAAGTGGTGTAGAGATCGTGCCATTTATCTGGCACTCATGGAATCAATTAAAATTGCTGATGGTCAAGAAGAAACTAAATCAAGAGATGCTATTCCATCTATTTTGCAAGAAGCACTTGCTATTGGATTTGACCACAATATTGGACATGATTACTTAAATGACTATGAACAAAGATATGAATCATATCACAGGAAGGAAGACAAAATTCCATTTGACCTTGATTATTTCAACAAAATTACAAAAGGTGGCATACCTAATAAGACTCTCAATATCGCTTTGGCTGGTACAGGCGTCGGGAAAAGTTTATTCATGTGCCATATGGCTAGCTCCGTCCTCCTGCAAGGGCGCAATGTTCTCTACATTACACTTGAAATGGCAGAAGAAAGGATTGCTGAAAGAATTGATGCAAATCTTTTGAATGTTAATATCAAAGATATTGAAGAACTTCCCAAGAAAGTTTTTGAAACTAAAGTAAATAGCATTAGTAAAAAGACTCAAGGGACTTTAATTATTAAAGAATACCCTACTGCTTCTGCTCATACAGGGCACTTTAAGGCACTTCTCAATGAACTTTCTCTCAAGAAATCATTTAGACCTGATATTATTTTCATTGACTACCTTAATATTTGTGGTTCCTCTAGGTATAAGGCAAACTTTTCAGTCAATTCTTATAGTTATGTCAAAGCAATTGCTGAAGAACTTAGAGGTTTGGCAGTGGAATTCAATGTTCCCATTGTCTCTGCTACCCAGACTACCCGCAGTGGTTATGGCAACTCTGATGTTGAACTTACTGATACTAGTGAGTCCTTTGGTCTCCCTGCTACTGCTGATCTTATGTTTGCCCTTATTAGCACTGAAGAGTTGGAGCAACTTGGGCAGATTATGGTAAAGCAATTGAAAAATAGATATAATGACCCTACCATCAATAAAAGATTTGTTGTTGGTATTGATAGAGCAAAAATGAGACTCTATGATTGTGAACAGAAGGCACAAGATAATATTCTTGACTCTGGAAAGGAAGAGGAGTATACTTATGAAGAAGAACCTAAAAAAGACAAATTCGCTGGATTTAAATTCTCATGATTGATAAAGTTGATTTTAACAAGTATAAAAACTTTGTAGATGCAGTTACATCAGATGCATCAAAAGATTTTGTAGCATTTTCAGATCGTATTGTAGAACTGGATCGCAAAGGTGCTAATATTGAACGCCTTCTCACTGCTGGTGTTGGCATCAATGCTGAAGGTGGTGAGTTTCTTGAGATTGTTAAGAAGATGATTTTTCAAGGTAAGCCATGGAATGAAGATAACAAAGACCACCTGATTACTGAACTTGGTGACATGATGTGGTATGTTATGCAGGCATGTATTGCTCTTGAAGTTCCTTTGGATTATGTGGTTTCAAGGAATGTTGACAAACTGATGAAGCGTTACCCTGAAGGTGCATTTGATGTATTCTATTCAGAACATCGTTCTGATGATGATAGATAATAATAAAACTTAAATGGCTCAACAAAAAGATAAACAAGAAAAAGCATCTATAGCAACTTTTTATTATGCAATAGAATTAGGTGCTAATTTAGATCCAGATGCTGATATGGATCTAAAAAATTCTTTATTAAAAATATATCCAGGAATGGATGCAAAATGGTATTCAGCTTTTTTAAAGCAAGCAAGATCTTTAATTAAATATTTGGGACATGCTGAAGGATCAAAAG